GTGTCCAGCAGACGACGCGCGCGCTCCGGGTGGTGCACGAGGACACCGGTGTCGCGACGGGCGAGGTAGTGCCAGTACCAGTTGTCGAGCTCCATGAACTCCTTGGACTTGAGCCCGCCGAAGAATGCGAACTTGCCCGTGTCGCGGGTCATGATCCACATCTCGTTGGAGGGGAGGTAGGCGTTGCCGTCCTCGTCCTTGTAGTTCTTCAGCTCGACGATCGGGACGCCCCGGTACTGCCCGAGGACGCCCTTGTTGCGGATCTCCTCGAGGGTCTCGTTGCCGTACCCGTCGAAGTCCATGATCTGCCGGGTCATCGTCGGGCGACCGACGATCACGACGTCACCGGAGTCCGACGCGTCCTGCACGGCCGCGATGGCCGCGTCCACGCCCGGCTTGGAGAGCCCGGGGGTGGCCAGGAAGTACGGCGAGCCGGTGGGGATCGCCTCGGCGAGCACGGTGTGGACGCGGCGGTTGATCTCCGCGTCCATCCGCTTGATGGACAGGTCGCGCAGGGTGTTGGCCGACTCCGCGAAGTTCGTGAGGAACTTGTCCTCGAACTCCCAGACGTGGACACCGAGCATGTCGCGCGGGACCTCGGAGATCTCCTGGGTCAGCTCGCTGGCCTCGATGTAGCCACCGCGCGCCATGTAGAAGGCCTTCAGGCCGCCGGCCTCGCGGATGAAGATCCGACCGTTGAAGTCGGTCCGCTCCGTGTCGATCCAGCGGTCGATGAGGGTCTCGTACTCGAAGCCCAGCAGGATGGACTCGGTGAGGTCCGCCGCGAAGTCGCGCCGGTACTGGGGGTCGTCCCAGTTCTCCCGAGCCTCCTCGTTGGCAGCCTCCATGATCTCGAGGCGCTTGGCGTTCTCCTCCTGCGACCGACCGAAGGAGTCGACCATGTTCTTGGTTGCGCTCATGATGCAGCTCCTCCTCTCAGAAGGTGAGTCGCGCCTCGACGCGACCGGTCGAAGGGTTGACCTGCTCGACGACCATCCACGCCTTGCCGCCGACGTCGGCCGTGGCCGTGCCGTCGGTGGTGCGGTAGAGGCCGCCGCCGGCCGGGACGAGCCCGGTGCCGGGGGTCAGGGTGGCGAGGTTCACGGACGGGTCCAGGAGCCCGCCGGCGGCCTGCACACGGCCGTCGTAGAGCGTCTTCGCCACGGTGTTCTTGAACCACACCTTGGCGCCGGGGCCGTGCATGATCTGGGCGTACTGCCCGAGCGGCACCTCGTCGTAGGGAGCGTCGTACACGGTGGTGAGCGCGTCCGACTTGTTCTGGATGTGCTCGAAGATCACGAGCCCGGTGTTGGGACCCGGGTCCACGGCCTCCGTGGCCGCCTTGAACTTGCCCGGGTTGGCCGGGTCGAGCATGACGGGAGCGCCGATCTTGATCGCCGTACCGGTGGCCGGCGCGCGGAAGCGGCCGTCACGGATGACGTTCTCGAAGGACCGCATCCCGAAGTTGCGCGAGTAACTCATCGACTACTGCACCTCCTCTCAGGACAGGCCCAGCGCGGCACGCCGTGCGGGCTTCTTGGTGGTGGACTGGGCGGCCGCGTCGGTGCCGGGCTCGGCCGGCTCCTTGGTCAGCTCGCCGCTGGTCCCCGACATCGCGGACGCGGTGTCGGTGCTGGTGGCGGTCTCGGTGGACGCCGGGCGGACCTTGCTCCACTCGTCCAGGCGCTCGGCCCAGGCGGTGTCGGTCATCTCGGCCCACGCGGACGCGCGCTCGGCGACGTACTCGTCGTCGTAGAGCTTCAGGTTCTTGACCTGGTTGGCACGCTCGGTGGCGAGCTCGGCCTTGGCGGCCTTGTCGGCGGCCTCGGCGATGTCGGACTCGAGCTGGGTCACCTTCTCGTTCGCGGCCTTGAGGCCGACCTGAGCGGTGTCGAGCTCCGAGTTGAGGCGCTCGTTGTCGGCCTTGGCGGCCGCGAGCTCCTCGGTGAGCTTGGTGTTCTGCGCCGCGAGGTCACTCGCCTCGGCCGTCTTGGTCTCCAGCGCCTTCTCCGTCACGGAGGTGGCGTCGGAAACGGCCTTGGCCACGAGGGCCTCGTGCGTCTCCTTGCTGATGTCGCTCATCGGGTTATGTCCCTCCCTCCGTGTGTCGGGGATTGGCTGGGTTTCGGACACGTCCGAGCCGCCTGCGGCGGGAGGGATCACGGACGTCGCGGGACTGTCCTGCGTGGCTTTGTCCACGCAGAACATGCAGATGTCGGCGTTGTGCGAGGCGCCCTCGGGCCGTGAGGCCAGAAGGTCGTCATGCATTCGGCGAGC